TAATAAGAATAATCAAAAGTTACAACTGCAGTTAAATATTCTACTTCAGTTGTGGTTATATCAAATGGTAGAGATGAAATACTTGTTGGGTATGCATCCACAAATTTTATTTGTTTAGTGACGTTATTAGCAGAGTTCATTACTGTTAGAGTTAAATCCCTAACATGATTAGTTGCTGTATGAACTGATTCAACATTAGCTTTTAACCAATCGAATATCTCTTTATAATTTAAAAGGTCTTCATCAATTAGATATGAAACTTCAAATGAGCCAAAAGAAATTTTATCTCCAACTCTTCCTACATCAATTTGTTTAAATTGTAAAGGTGCACCTTCAACAGTGACATCCGGTAACATCATTGTTTGAATAGTAAATTCTGCACCAGAATAGCTTAGGCTATCCAGTGTTAATACAAATGACGATGGGTTTAAAAAGTTTGGCATATAACTATTTATACTTAAAAAAAACCCGCCTTGCGGCGGGTTTAGATATACTTTTTAAAGTATTATACTCCAGTAACTTTAATTTTTCTGTAGTATACGTTAGCGTTTTTACCCGCTGTAACAAATGGATTGTCAGCCATCCCGTAACGAGTTTTGAATCCGATACGTGGTTGGAAGTCATTCTCACCAATTGTTTTCATCATGCTTAATGGCACGTATGGGCAATAGAACATTCCAGCGTCATAAGGGTTTGAACCTTTATAACCAACTGTGAAATAATCTAAACCAGCATACGGGTCAATATACACCTTAGTACGACCGTGGATAGTACCAGCAAATAGAGAACCATTGACATCACTGTCAAAGTTATCGCCACCAGTAATACCTAAGCCAGTATCAAGAGCGCCAGCAGCATTTAGAGCTGCAGCAACACCGTGTGAACAAATCACCCAGTTACCCTTTCCACGACGAGTGTTAACAGCAATAACATTAGCTTCACGCTCTATTGCAGTTACCAACCCTTTGAACTTCTCAACAGACCAACGACCATCGGCATCAGTTGCAACAGCAAATGTACCAGGAGCGCCATATCCGTGAACCGAAGTCACAGCGTTAAGGTTAATTGTACGGATGATTTCACGATTCATTTCAGCAAGAATCTCAGTTGACAAAATGTTTGCCAATTCAGTTTCTGCAGAAAGACCATGTACCGCTTTAAGGTCTTGAGCTAATTCAATTGTGTATTCAGCTTTAAGAGCACGAGACTTTGCAGTCACAGTAGTCTTTTCGATTGAAAACGCCATTTGAGGAATAGCTGTACCACCAGTTGTACCTAGTGCTTCCATTGATGCTGTAGCTAGACCAGCACCTGGGGTGTAGTCATCTACTGCGTCAGCATCACCTGAGTCACCAGCAAACATATCAGCACTAACAGTAGCTGAAGGTGATGAACCAGCACCCATTGAGAAGCTTGTGTCAGCTTCATTGAATAATGCTTCAGTACCACCTTGAGTACCATAACGACTCTTCATAGCAAAGATAAGACCAGTAGGACCAGTCATTGGCTGTACGCCAACTAAATCGAATGCCAAAAGAGCAGGTGTAGAACGTCTAACTAAACTAATTAGGACAGGGTCCCAATTTGCCATGTTGCCAGTACCACCAGTAGTGGCGTTGGCTGCAGCAGCTTCAGTTAGTTGAGCGCTTTCTTGTGCGAAAGCTTTTTCTTGGTTCTCAAGAATTACGGCAAGTGTTGCACGCTTGTGAGCGTCATTAATTGCACCGGCATCTTTAGAATCTAGAACAGGAGCCCATTTTTCCTGTAATTGTACTTGATTAATTTCTTCCATTTTTATCTCCTTATGGATTGATTAAGTTCGCGCCATCGCGTCCAAGTATTTCTGCATTTGAGCAGAAACCTCTTGGGGTTCTTTTGAATCCTCGGTGATTGCATCAACTTCTGATGTTTCCGCCGGGGTATCTTTGTTAAGGTAAGATTCCTTAATTGTAGCTACTTTAGCTGTAAATTGCTCATTGTCATCAGCTTCAATAGCCTCTGTCAATTCAGTCAATTTAGCAATTTCAGTTGCGGCCAAACCTTTACATGCCTCACTAATAATGTCTTGTCTTTGATAGCTCTTAACTTTCTCTGCCAATTCAATATTTCTTTCGGTTGCATCGTTTAACTGAGCTTTTGCATCTTTTGACTCTTCAGATAGGGAATCTAAAATATCTCCCGCATCGTCAGGAACATTGATGTGATGCTCTGCAAACAACTGACCTAGTGATTGTATAAATGATTCAGTGATTTCAGACTTCAAAGAATGCTCAATTGCAACCTCATTATCCTTCATCCAATTTTCAACGACATACGTTAAGTACCCGTCTACTTTGTCAACTAAATCTTCTTTAATAGCTTCAACTTCGCCAGCCAAATCGGATTCATATCTTTCTTCCAATTTTGCTGTTTCAGCATTGACTTTTGAATTTAATGCAGCTTCAAAGATAGTAGCAGCTTTCTCTTTAAAGCCTTCGGACAATGTGTCCTCGTCTTTAACTAGTGCGTCTAGGTCTTCCTTAAATTTACCTTTCTTCTCAATCACATCACCTTCGCTTCCGTCGTCAGCCTTAGCTTTCTTCTTCTTCAATGGTTTTGTCTTGTTGTCAGGTTGGTCTTCCTTTTTAAGGTCTTCCTTTTCGTCCTGCTTAGCCTCTTTCTTGGATTTTTTACTTTCCTTTTTAGAGTCTTTACCTTCTACTTCTACATCTCCTTCGTCTTCATCGCCTTCATCGTCCTCTTCTTCTTCATCGTCTTCCACTTTAGCTGCTTTAGCTTTAGCTTTTTCCGCTGCTTCAAAGATTTCGTCAAGGCCCTCTTTAGACATTTCAGCCAAAGAAGCTTGTATTGCTGATACTGTACGAGCTGCTGTTAGAGGCGCTTCTGGAATATCTAATTCCGGAGCTTCTACTTGCGTATCCTCCACAATAACCTCGTCTACAGTTTCAACTTCGTCTTTAATTACTTCAGACATTGTTTTCTCCTTTAGAGATTATAGTTCAGAGAGGAAATGCTCAAAACCTTTAGTTTGTTTCTCTTCCGAAAAACGAACCTTCGACTCTATCACTTCTGTCTCACCTTTTTCAAATGCTTGGACTTTAACATAATGACCTCCGCCATCATCTTCCCAATTAACTCCTTCCATAATGCCATTTACAAATGCATTAGGAGCTGATGGGTCTTGTACAATGTCAATAGTATTAAGCATGAAATCATCCTTAACATAATTGGCACCATCTTTGTAATCCAAACTTCCCATACCACGACTTGACACTCCAAGTTGGACGCCACCTTCAACCAAACCTTTAACAATTTGACCCATAGGGGTATCTAAAATAAGTGCTTTTCCCATCACATTATTACCGTCCCATGCGAGCTCGGTAATTCTGTGAGAAACTTTATCCAAATTAATGGAAGGACTGTCAGGGTGATTCAACTCACCAACTGCACGCCCTGTAATAACCATTTCGTTAACAAATCTGTCAACGGCAGATGTTAAAACTTCCCTGGTATAAATCCTACCATTCTTGTTTTTATTCTCTGCTTGCATAAACACGCCTTCTAAGAATGTATTCTTCTTGCCACCCGTGCCTTCTTCAATAACGCATCCCAGCTGGTGGGCTGTATATTCTGTGATTAGCTTCATTTATGCTCCCATTAATTTGATGAATTCTTTGACTGCCTTTTCGGCGTCTTTTGCAGAACGATATTTATCTAGCTTCTGTCCATCTATATACAGATTAAACTTGCTAGTAATGACCGCAGTCACGTTCTTTTTCTTTCCAAGCTTGGTTAATTGCTTGATTACCTTTTCACCAGAGGGTAATTTTAATTTAGCTTCTATTACTTCATTAAAAGATTCTTTAAACGTCAACATCTGTTGCTTCTTCTCCTGCTACTGTCTCCGCAGCAGGTTCCTCAGCTACTGGAGTATCATTATTTGATGCTCCATACATCTGTGAAGCAACTTCTTGTTTTTGTGAATCCAACGCATTCAAAATTTTGTCATGCATAATGCTATTAAATACATTATTGCTCTTTTGTGCGTCACCCTTCTTTATGTTATCAATTAAATTTCTTGTACTCATAATCCTTGTATAGTATTTATAATAATGTTATTTTCAGGAATAATTATATCGGTGCATTGGATAAATCTGGGTTAATATCACCAGGCTCCAATGGATCGTCTTTGTTTTGCTTGTTAATATCCTTAATTTCATCATCAGTCAACTTAAGAATATTACGGCGTACCCAGTCTTTAGACCAGAACAGACCAATATATTCGTCCATCATCTGAATTGTTTCTATTCTTTCTTTTAAAATCTCTGAATCTTTAAGTTCAGCATAGTAGTTATCACGTGAGTATTCAACGTGCATGCCTTCTCTTATATTAATCCAGTCACTTGGGACAATAATCTTTTTGAGAACTAATTGTCTTTTTAGTATCTCATAAAACATTACTGAGAATTTGTTACGAATTCGGTCTATAAACTTTTGAAATTTAAGCTCATCACGAGTAAT